AGGAAGATTCTGCCGCCTGAATTAGTTCGACCGCGTCTTTCGCAGCCGACCGCAGAAGATTCAACGCCTTACCGATTTCTTCAATAATCGATTCGCATTCGGGGGTAAGAGGTGTGTTGCCCATATCTTTCCTTGTTATGACAGGTTACCGACTTGTGTCAGAGAATGATAGCGGCCTTTCTTCTTTGTGGCAACCCCAACCCCGTAAGGAAGGAAAACGCGCTTACCGCCGAGTCAACCTGATCATCATGGGCACATGCTTCAGGAAAAGAGCTAAATTCGTCGAGCCAGTCTGTTAGCCATGATGAGCGCACCAACCTTACATTTCCGTTAGCTATGGCTGCAGCAAATGGTCTGGCCCTTGTTTCTTTGTCTCCGGTTGACCTAATACCGGCAAAGTCATATCCCGGTAGCACATAGCGCGCATAATTGTCAATGAGCGCTTTCCCGGAAGATCCTGGTTCTTGTTCCATTCTTATTGAAACAATGTGACCATCTTCAACCGCTGTTTGATAAATGAGATTTTCCACTTTTTCATTTTTCAATCGCGCGCGCTTTACATCCAATACGTAAGAAACACCTTGGTCAAAAAGCATCAAGGTCCCAACGGTCCAGTCGGGATCTGGGTTGCTGTGAGATGGTTCAGTCGCGGCCAAATCCCAAAACCGCACCGCTCGACTTGATGAATGAACCTGAGGAACTTCACTTGAATCAATGATTACAAAAGACGTTCTGTCAAAACAGGTTCCCAATGTCGTGGCCCACCAGTCGCCCATTTCGAGACGTCGGCGCTCAATCGGATCCAATGCCGCAAGAGCTTGCCGGTATGAATCAGGGTCAATGCCGGGGTTGTCTGTCAACTTTGAAGGAACAAATATTCTGTTTTGCTGCTTGCCTTCGACGATGAATCTCTGCCTCACCCAATTGGGTGCGGGGTTGGAGGCGGCTCTCATTCTTAGGGGTACTTTTGACAACGGGCCGCTGGCGGGTCGGCGCAAACGTGAGAAAAGGTATCGATAATCGGATTCTCTAATTTCTGTTACTTCATCCATTCCAATAAATTGAAACTCCGAACCCTTATATCGCAAATAATCATTGACATTGTTTAGGTATCCGAAAGAAATTCGCGCCCCAGACGGGAACGTGGCAATATACGTGTTGTTATTCCAGTGGACATCATCATGTTGTGCTACCCATAAGCGAAAACGGTCCATTAGGGCGCCCGGAAGCGAAAGGTCCGCAAAAGTCCTTCTAAAAAGGATCGCAGAATATCCAGGAACATCAACATATTGAAGGGCGGCCATAAGCAGTGCGCTACTTTTGCCTCCGCCTGCCGCCCCACCAAATAAGCCCTCCAAGGCATAACTACGCAAAAAAACTTTCTGGGTAAGCGACGGTTCTTCTGGGCAAAACAAAGCTTTTTTGGGTTCCAGATATTTTAGAACTTCGTTCCAGTTAGTCATAAAATCCCATTCTGGCGAACTGTACACACATAGTAATTTGGCCGATCATCAATGAATGGTAGTCTCGTTTCATGGAATTTTTCAAAAGGTTGCGTCTTGGGCGGCCGACTGTAGCCAATCTGCTTATTGCTTCATTTATAATTATGACAACGATTGGCGGGTTTCTTTTCGCACCACCAGTCGGGTTTATCGTGTGCGGAGTGACAAGCGGGCTGGTCGGCTATCTGCTGGGAATGGACTAACCAATAAATCATGGCCTGGAATTCAATATCCAACAAACAAAGTCGAAGCGACTCCGTAAAATCGATTATAACACCAGGAGCGCCTGTTGCGTTCAATCCCAACCAGGCCGGCAAGCCATACAGAGACTCTTGGGATATCGAACGGGCATACCGCGAAGGTTTTCAGCGTGTTGTCTGGGTCAACCGGTGTATCGACGCCATTGCCGGTAATCAATCTCGCCTTCCCGCAATTTTGCGAAGGGACAATTCTCCCGACGGTGAGAAGGTGTCTAAGAAAAATCACCCTCTTCTGAAAATCTTAAATTCCAAATCAAATTACGGCGAAAACGCTTTTGTTTTCAGATACAGACTTTCTTCGCAGTTGTTGATGTCTTCTCGGGGGGCATTCATTGAAATCATTCGTGGCCGTGACGGCGGAGTGATTGGTTTGCAACTGCTTCCCCCAGGACACACATCACCTATCCCGGATAAGAAAAAATTCATCAGCGGATTCGAAGTTGATTTGCGCAACGGAACAAAGATAATCGTTCCAGCCAATGACGTTATTTGGATCAGAAAGCCACACCCGCTTGATCCGTATCTTTCATTGACCCCCATGGAATCGGCGGGTATCGCGATCGAAATTGAAAATCTTTCGAAGATATACAACAGAAACTTTTTGATCAACGACGGCCGACCGGGCGGTCTTCTTGTCGTCAGGGGCGAAATAGACGATAACGATAAGGACGAATTGCGTAATAGATTCCGAGGAAATATCGGCCGAGCTGGGGCAGTATCAGTTGTCTCGTCTGATGAAGGCGTTGATTTCGTAGATACGGGCGCTTCCCCGCGAGACGCAAATTATGTTCAAATGCGCCAGTTGACCAAGGAAGAAATTCTTGCTGCGTTCGGTGTTCCGGAATCCGTAATCGGAAACGCCGCGGGAAGAACATTCTCCAATGCGGCAGAAGAGCATCGCGTTTTCTGGAACGAGACGATGATGCCACACCTCGAATTGATCGGCAGGGGACTGGACGAACTGGATGATGAGTTCTATATCGATTTTGACGTCGATGACGTTCCAGTTCTCGTTCTCTACAAGCAGGAGCGTGAACGCTATTTGATGCAAGAGTTCCAGGCTGGCCTCATAACAGGCAACGAGTATCGCGACGGAACTGGAAGAAAAACTATTGAGTCCGACCTTATGCAAGCACTCCTTGCCAACCCGAACTTGACGCCGATCGGATACACGGACAAGCCGTTCAATTCCCAGGAACAGGCACAGCAACAGCAAGCCGCAATGGCCGCAGCTCAAGGTGGAATGCCGGGGGCTTCAGGTGGAATGCCGGGGGCTTCAGGTGGACCGCAGGGTCTCACCCCTCCGGGTCAGCCACCGGGGATTCCCGGATCTCTGGTTGGCGAGGCTGGCCTGGTCGGAGAAGCGCCACCGCCTGGAGGGCGACCGGAAACGATGACAGAAGCTCTCGCAGCAGAGTCCGCACCCTCGATCCCCGCTGAGCAAGAAACAATGGAAATACCGATGCCGCCAGGAATGGCATCTGCATATTCGCATGAAATGCAAACAAAATCTGCAGGATTTCTTGACTTTGTTGGCGACCAGTGGGACATCAAAGCTGACGACAACGTTGGCCGTTGGACAGAAATTTTGGACAACCAGCTGGAACGATTTTTTGAAAGGCAACAGCGTGTTGTTTTGGAGAAGGCGACTGGAGCAAAAGCCAAAAAACAGTTAGCTGCCGGCACATTGAAAATCGAACAAATTTTTGACGAAGATGTCTGGAACAAGCAAATGATGGAGGATATTCGTCCCATTTTTTCTGGAATTGCAGTTGATGCCGGAAATCTTTCGCAAGAACGTTCTGGCATGCCCGTGGAGTTCGACGACGAGGAATTCGTCGAATATCTCGAGGCTCAAACAAAGAGAGTTCAAAGCGTAAACGCCAACACGCGTAAAGAGATAGAAGCGGCGATTCTGATTAGTTCATCATTGGATGACAAAGAAGACAAGTCCGGGTTGCTCAAAGCAGCTCTTGCGGCAGTTTTTGTCAACCTTCTGATGAAACGCAAGAGGGTGATCGCTGAGCACGAATCGCAAACAGCTTTCAATGCTGGGACCTATTTTGCCGCCAAACAGGTGGGTGCGATAAGTAAAACATGGATTACCAAACGCGATGCCCGCGTGAGGGCCGAGCACGTTGCGCTTCACGGCAAGGCCGTGGGTTTGACCGACTCGTTTGCCGTAGACGGATTGAAAATCAGATTCCCCGGCGATCCACTTGCGCCACCAAATCTGACAATAAATTGCAGGTGCAAGCTTCGTTTTGTAATCTGATTTACGTAAATTCGAGATTTACTTAAATGTTCCGCCACAACGGGTTTACTTATTTTATTATTGTTGGGAACTCTCTCGACATAGTGGAGCAAATCTTTGAAAAATACAAGTATTGAGTCAAATGTCGCCGAGTACAAGGCTCTTGATGGACAGGTCAGCGTCGACGAGGCCCGCGGCATAGTCGAATGTTTCGTTGCTGCTATAGGAAATAAAGATTCCGTTGGTGATGTGGTGCTCCCAGGGGCTTTCAACGGAAGCTTGAAGCGTCGCAAACCCCGCGTTGTTTGGGGCCACAATTGGAACGAGCCAATCGGCAAGGTCCTCGAGATCTTCGAAGTACCCCCCAATGATCCACGCCTTCCGGTAAAGATGCGTTCGGGTGGGGTTGGCGGCCTTTTTGCCAAGGTCCAGTTCAACCTGAAGTCCGAAAGAGGTCGTGAGGCTTTCGCAAACGTTTCGTTTTTTGGCGCCGAACAGGAGTGGTCGATCGGCTACAAGACACTCGATGCCGTTTACGATCCTGCACAAAAAGCAAACCTTCTCAAAGAAGTGGAACTTTACGAAGTTTCCCCGGTTCTCCACGGAGCAAATCAACTCACTGGAACAATTTCAATCAAAGCCGATTTGATAGATGCGGAGACCAAGGAGAAAGCCTCAACTAGTGGCCCGTGCTGGGAGGGGTACAAGCAGGTCGGAATGAAGATGGGCAAGAATGGAAAAATGGTTCCGAATTGCGTTCCGATTGAGCAAAAAGGTCAGCCGCTCAAGGATCCCAAGGGCGGTTTGACTGCCGCTGGCCGTGCACATTTCAAGCGGACTGAAGGTGCAAACCTGAAGCCTGGCGTAAAAGGTGCCGCAAATACTCCGCAAAAGATGAGAAGAAAAGGTTCCTTCCTCACCCGTTTTTTCACCAATCCACGCGGGCCAATGAAAGATGCAAAAGGAAGACCAACACGTTTGGCGCTTTCGGCTGCCGCTTGGGGTGAACCCGTTCCACAAGATCGCTCAGATGCGGCAAAACTCGCCGCAAAGGGAAGAAGACTCCTGGAGCGATACGAAAACACCAAAGAGAAATCAGATGAATCTGATATTCAGACCAAGAATCACATTCATGATGTCTACGCAGTTGGAATCAGTCTTGCGAGACCGCAGGATGTTGCACGTCTTGCTCTTACCGAAGCAGTAGCGAGACACTTTGGCGGCCCATGCAGAATCGTGTACGCCGATCAGAACATGATTGTTGCGGAAATGCGAAGAGATGGAACAAACACCACCTTGAGAATTCCTTACCATTCACAAGGAGACGGATACATGTTCGGAACTTCAGAAGAAGTCAAACCGCAAGTCGTATACGTTCCGACTGATACAAGCCGTCCAGCGCATGCGTTCGGGTGGGACGGATCCCCACGGAAAAACAATTATGGCGGATGCGGATGTGATTCTTGCGGCAAACCAATGCCATCGTGGAATGTTTTCAAAGAACTCAACCCAGGCAAACACCTTTTCATTCACAGCGCAGACGACATCGGACTGTTGGGTGCTCTGAACGATGCGGCTGGCGAGAAAGAACTTGACGTTGAACTGCTTGATGTCGGTCTGGCCATCAAGAACATAGACAACCTACAAGAGGATGAATACAACGATCTGATTGAACTAATCGACGATTTCGAAGAAAAGAAACTCGGCGCAACACTCGGAAGGGCCCGCCGCGGAGCACGCGGCGTATTTACGGCATTTGATCCAGACGCGATTGACGCCGATGGGGACAGACTGGTCCAGGAAGGCACACTTTTCGAACGGCCTGATGCACGCATTCGAAAGCCTGATGCACGCATTCGAAAGCCAGCTCTCGCAAGAATGATGCCGGGGGTGCCACAAGAAGAGCCAAAACCGGCAAGGGAGCCCGTACCGATTCCCGAGAGAGAGCCGCAGAAACCGAGAGTTCCGCAACCACCGATCCCCGCTCCTCAGCCAGTACGTCCCACACCGGTAAGACCTCGCGTTCCCGTTGGCCGCGATCGACGACGCAGACCCCCTATGAGAATGATGCCGGGGGTGCCACAAGAAGAGCCAAAACCGGCAAAAGAGCCCGTACCGATTCCGGAGAGGGAGCCGCAGAAACCGAGAGTTCCGCAACCACCGATCCCCGTCCCCCAGCCAGTGCGTCCCACACCGGTAAGACCTCGCGTTCCCGTTGGCCTCACGGGAGGAATGGGTCGACCTGGAAGGAGTCCTCGCGAGATTTTCGAATCGCGAATGAATCTGAATGAGCGTCTCGATGAAACTGCCCGAAGACTGAAGATGAGCCGCAAAAGAGTCCGACAGATGGAACTGAAATACATCAACCAGCTCCGCAAGAGAGAGTCTCTCGCACAAAAATTTCATGAGGCGCTTCTCAAGAGAGACTCATTAGCGGCCAGAGGTCTTGACGATGACACTGCGGCAATGTTTTGGCAAACAGAAGACGCCCTTCGTGGAGAGTGGATGCCATCAACGCCGGAAAAAGATGGTTTCAGCTACACCCATAAAGACATGATCAATGCCATGCGCGCGCAAGCAAAAGTCATGCTCCGGGAATACAACGACCCAGAAGCAGCCGAACTCTTCCGTCAGGCTGCTGACCTGCACGAGCAAGTCGTTTCAGACGGCTCATACACAACATTCCGCAAAGTTGATCCGAAAATCAATCGTGCCAGAGGCATGAGACAAAACACCCCAAAGCGATACATGCCAGAACTTGACAAGTTCCGTAAATAGGAATATTTGACATCATGATTGACAGCGCCGACAAAATGCTTGCCAATTTTGAAGAATATGGAGTTAAAGCTCTATTCGGTGACGCCGGAATAGATGTTTCTGTGGCCGAGCAAGACGCAGCTCTTGTCAAATCATTAGTCGATCTTTTGGCTTCGCAGGATGGTTTCCAAGTCAAAACAACCGAAAACGGGATTCGCTTGTCTCAAATTGATCATCTCGATGATGAGGAGATAAACGAAATCACAGACTTGCTTGACAAAGCAACCGGTAGCCGAATGAATTTGTCGGCGAGACGATCGTTGGTGCAACAGAACAACCCCGCAATGGGTTATCCTAAAAACGGTGGTCTTGCGGCCGTCAACAACAAATATAATTGCATGGTTTCGGGAGAGAAGCGCATGAGCCCATGCGCAGGGTGTGGCCACCCTAAAGGCTGCCTGTCCGGGATTATGCATTTTAAAGGACAAAATTTCAATGGCTGACAGAAAAATGATGGTGGCAAAACTCGGATCGGACGGGAATCTCATCTCGTGCGCTAAGGGGCTGGCTATTAGCGACTGTGGTTATAGCCCGCAGGCTAAAGTCTGTGTGCAATGTGGTGCAATGGCAGTTCAGGCCAAAGAAGACGAGGACATCGACATGGAAAATGATGACACAGCAATCGACGAAACTTTTCTGGACGGTGAGGAAAAAGCGACCCATATGACAGGAAGACGTCGGCCAATGGTCGCTGCATCCATGATGTCAGACGATGAGACGGAAGAGGATCTTGACGACGCAGACATGCCGTCTGACGACGAGATGGACGTACTCGATGATGAAGAGACGGATGAGGAACTCGCCGAAGATGAGATGGACGACGAAGACGAAGACGAAGATGAAGATGTCGAGAAGGGCCACATGATGATGGGACCCGGAGCGGATCCCCAGTACGTGGCCATTGCGGGCAAAAAAAAGAAAAAGAAGACTCAAAAAATGATGTCCGAAGAAATGCCCATGGACATGAACATGGAAGATGATGAAGAAGACCAGATGGAGATGCGCAAAAAGATGCGACAAAGACGTCTGGCATCCATGGGATATAAGGCCGACGACTTCGACGACGAGCCGTTTATTTGTGCTTTTGAACGAAAGGTGTATCCGGCTGGCCATCAAGTTTGCGAAAGCTGCCCAGGTGGCTGCGTTGGGGAAGGCGGCATGCCGTCACTGCTTGAAGTTGAGGGTATGGTCGAAGATGCCATCAGCGGAAAAGTTCTTGATTCCGGCTACACGGAAAGGCTTGACACTTTCGTTCTTGACGTAGAAAGAAAAGACGGAACTCCGGTGGAAGTTTTTGTCGATGGAACTAGCGGAGAAATTCTTGGCTGGCACAAAATCGAAATGGATCCGACGGAATTCAAGAGCGCGAATCAGGGAAGAGTTGTAATTGGCTTTCATGACGCTGCAGACATTGCAGTCAAGAGCGTTCAGGGTGAAGTCATTGCTGTTGAGCCAGATATTTTTGATGGCTTCGACGCCTACGCGGTGGAAATCGACGGTATCGACGGAAAGTCTTACGACGTTTTTGTTGACCTCGAAGGAAATGTACTTGGCTATGACGAGTACACCTCAGAGGAAGCAACCGAGATCGAAGCAGAGGCCGCAGAGATCGCACTCAAGCGCGCCTACTCGGACGAATCAAGAAAAGAAATGGCGCAATCGGGAAGTGCGCTCCCAGACGGTTCGTACCCGATTGCAGATGAAGCCGATCTAAGAAATGCCATTCAGGCATTTGGAAGAGCCAAAGACAAGGCCGCCGCAAAAGCCCACATTATGAAGAGAGCCAAGGCACTCAAGCTTGAAGATCTCATTCCGGGCAACTGGGGTAATAAGTCTGATTCAACCAGCGAAGTCACTGCTGGATCGGAAGAGGGCAAGTTCCTCTCATCGCTTATGGAGTTTGAGCTTCTTTCTGCCGAAATTGACGAAAACAAGCCAGAAAACATCTAAGCCCGGATGCGGCTTGGCCGTATTCCATGCCGATTCTTCATGCTGGTCGTGTGGGATGATTGAGGATAGGGGTCGGTATAGAGAGCCGTATGGAAAACGTAGAACCTTTTGAGTGTTGCCCGTCGATTGGCCGTCACGTTTCGTATACGCATGTTCCGAAACAAGTTGAAAAAATTCGAACTAAGTCATCCAACCCGATAGATAGGGTCGCTGAAAAACTTTCCCGAAAAATCGTTCCGCTAAAACCATTCGGTGATGTCTTATTCAAGGCCCTGGACGAAGAGACAAAAAAACGCAACGCAGAGGCAGCCACGGTCAGCAGGTCCAGCATCAAGCCGTACACAAAATGGCTTGATGAGTGGGAACCAGGTGATCCACTTCCACTTATTCCTCCAGGTTTTCGCTTCGCCCTGTGCGATGACATTTCCGGCGGAAGGCTCGTAAACAGGGACAAAAAGAAAAAGCCGCGTATCGGACCGCTCAACGATGCGGACCTGGCAATGATGGGTCGGTTCGACGAAAAATCTCTCGGACCCAAAATAAAAGACTCTGTTTATTCACTTTTGTCCATGGTGTCAAGGGCACGCGGCCTTTGGGTGGATGACAAAAACAAGCTCCGCTGTCCGCCCGGTACACCCAACGCAAACCAGTTCACGGACATAACCGGATCCAATTGTTTTATTCCCGTTCCGCTGAAACCCACGGGAGCGATCTCTTCAGGAGCAAGAGCAGCGAGAAGAGCAGCCGGAGCACTTCGGGGCGCAATGAATCCGGGGGCAAGAGATTATCCAGGCGGTTTTGGCGGACAGGCCTACGTTGGTGCTAGAGAAAACTTTGCCCGTGGCCGCTCGATGATTGTTCAAGCGACGGCAACTGCGAGCGACTTTAAGCAAGGTCTTTTCAGATTGCCAGGCGGTCAAGCCATAACTCATTTCAGACCGAACGCGCAAGGAAGAACTAACTTCCTTTTGTCCGTACAGGAACTAATGCCAAACGTCGACCTGGCCCAGGCTGCGGAATTTTGGGACAACATGCTTGAGAATGCTCCGCTAACCGCACTTCAAAAAGCTCAGATGGAAGATTACATTGAATCTTTTTTTCAGAGTTGGTTTATGGAGGCCAAAGAGCATCCAGACAAAATGAGATGGATAACTCACCTACAACTGGGTTCCATGCTTAGTTCCGCCAACGCATGGGAGGTGGATCTTAGGGGTACGGCGGGTGTCCCAAACAAGAAAGGTGTCACCGTATACGACAAAAACATGCCGGTAAGTCAAAGTGGATTTAAATTTTCACTGATGTTCAATCCGGTTGCTGCGTACTATATGGCCAAGGGAGACGGAAGCGATAAGCGACATACCGGCCACGGTTCCCAGATCAACATGCGGTCTCAGGGCCTGTACACAGGCACCCACGAATTCGGTCACCTCGTACATTTCAGTCAAGCAATGAAAAATATGGGTTTTGATCCCCTAACGCTCAAAAGGGGGAAAGGCGGAGAATGGCTGGTCGATCTGCGCAATATTCAAAACCCCACGTCAAATCCCGAGATTGACAAATTGAAAGCAATGATTACCAGGATCGAAGCTTTCCAGTCGGGAAGCGCATGGCAGACACTTCCAAGTGGCCAAAAAGTTCGCGTCTACGCAAAAGACACCAAAGAGGCGGTTACCGAATTTTATTCCACTTTATACCAAACGATGACAAACGACGTCGGAGGAACCGAAGAAGATTTCAAACTTCTTGCAGGAGTTGTCGGCGCAGACTACGCACACTCAAACTACGTCGAAGCACGAGCGGAAGCCTATGCGGTTATTAGACATTTTGGTCCGCAGGTGATCGACAATTATGCGAGAGAGCAGGCCGCATATCAAGCGTCAAATCCGAGAATGTTTCCAACACCTGAACCTGAGGATTCCATTCGGGACAACATATATCAAGCAATGAACAGAATTTTTTATTCAGTCGGTTACGGGAAAACACCAGACGAGTGGCATTCACGAAACAGTGCGCTTGGCGTCAACACTCTTCTTGGCGCTTCGGTAAAACCGACCGGTTCGTCAATCCCAGCTACTCCGACTGCGCGTTCCGGGTTGTCAAGATTCATACCATTTCGGAAAAGGGGGACATCCGGACCCGGCTTATCAGGACCGATGGCTCCTCGGCGCATCAACGCAACCAATAGAACCGGCCGTCTTAGTGGCGCACTTTCTTCTACCCAGAGAGATCTCTATGTGGATAGACCAAAAAATTCGGACACCATGCCACTTCGCATTGACGCGAGAAAAGCATTCAGAGACATTGATACAACTACGGCCGACCTGCTCGCAGGCGCCGAAGTAATATCCGATTCCATAGATCTATCTGATGTGACTCCGGAAGGCGGAGTGCTCATCGAAGCTCCTGGGGTGTTCGAAAAACTGGCCAAACAAGCCGGGATTGGTTTCATTCATTCAATGAATCAGACGGCGTATGTAAACGACAAGGCGATGGTCAGACGTGCAAGTGGCACTCAGCTAACCCGAGAAATTGACCAATCGTTTGAAAACATGCGAAGACCACGCTATCGCAATTATTATCTCGAAATGATGGAATTTACAATAGACCAGTTTCAAGAAAAAATTGAGAAAAAAGATCGACACATTGCCAAAATCAAGGCGCTTCAGGCTAAAGCGGAAAAAGACAGAAACAATCCTGATCTCGCAGCTGAAATTCACGAACTCTCATATCCCGGACTCACACTTGACGAAACATTGAAAAAATTGGAGTTTAAAAAACGTAGATTCAAAAAAGAAGTTGATGAGGTCGTCGTCAACATGGACCGATTGGTCAACGGAGACGTAAACGCAATTGCGAACGACCGCAAAAATGTCATGCAAACTATGGTTTTTGCTACCCTGGCCGCAGTCAAAAAAGTTACTGACCGATATCCACAACTCAAAGATGTTCTCGTGTCTCTGGATCCACACAAAGGCCAGCGCCCGGGCGGAAATAGGGCCATGGGTTATGCTGGGTTGACCTTTGTTTCCGGTCGGATCATACCGAATTTCAAAATAAATCCACCTCTCGAACTTCCCGATCTCCTGACTGACCCGGTCGGGCGGTTAGCAGAAGACGTAGACGATCCGGACTTTGATGTACCTGGCAATTATCTTGTCGGCGACTTTGCGAAATCAAACAGGTTGACCATGCTTTCCACTGGCTTCCACGAGATGGGACACAATCTTGATACTGTTGCGCAGCTCAATGGAATGGGTATAAAAACCGGTTTTGATTCGGCTCCCGTTATTGGGCAGTTGAGATCAGCCGGGCCGGAACTTGGAGACTCTGTTCCTGGAGCGCTTTATGCACTTGCTACGGGAAGACCTTTGAACACAAAACTCGACAACATGGGCAACAATGAAAAAAGCGCGCTGGTTCACTTCACCGGTTGGGCACTGGGCGCAAATGGCCACCCAAGAGAAAACATGCTGGATGGTGGGCGAGTAAGGGCATTGGCTCTTTCTGGGGTATATGTCGAAAATAAATTTCTTCCGGGGACCCTTGACGTAGATACTGATGTAAGCAGAAGTCTGGATTATCAAATCATGGAGCTCGGCACCGCGGAGATGATTGCGGAGGACACCGTCGGCGGATTTGCCATGGTGATGAAAGGAAAAGAGAAAGACGTAAATCGAATCACCAAAAGAATAGATCAGATTCTCTCCGACGCTCTTGGATGGGATTTCAACAATGGGGTTTTCGGCACCGCGGATGGGTTGCTCGATTCAGACGGCATCGTTGCGGAATCTTCCAAATATGCAAAAACACTAAGGACTGAAAGATTTGCCGAGGGATTCACTTTGATGATGCTCCTTGACCAATATGGAGCGCAGGACAACTTACCGGACACCGTCCGTCCGCGACAGGCTGCTACTGGTTTGAAAAATCTGATCGACGGACTCCCTTCAAGGGATTCCGTAGTGAGACTCGACAAAGATCAAAAAGACGAACTGACAGAACTTATAAGAGAATTGCACGATGTTGTGGAATTTAAGTTGCCCAATGGGCGGACACGTGCCAGCAAACTAAATTTCGACAAGGAAATTTCTGACGAAAATGCGAAAAAGATAGGTTTGGTTAAATATTCAGAAGAAAAGACCGTTGAATTGGCCACTGAAAAACAAATACGGCAGGCGTCACCCTACGGTTTGTTCGGCGCAATGGGGGTTGACCCGAAAAAATTCTCCGGTTTCGAAACAGATCAAGGATCCAAATATGAGATTGAGCCATCTGGCCGGGTGACGCGATTCAAACCAACGACTGGATCGACAATAGAAGACAAGCCAATTCGCACACAATTCGAAAATACGGTTTTTGTTTCAACAGAAGACCTTCAGGCATTGAAGGTCAGCTTTGACAGGGGAGTTGGTATTGCGGCGAACGGAAAGATTGTTGGTCTTGATTACGACGATAGGTCAATTAACAAAACCACCTTCACGAATTTGCGCAAACAGGGCAAGTCATTTGATGAAGCATTCGGGCTTGCCGGCGGTGTGATTACTGAAAGAGAAATAAGGGTACATACGGAGCCGTCTATCGGTTTGCATCCGTTTGAATGGAACAACGACGGACGAAAACACCACGCAGGGAACGTGATAGTTTCAGTAACCCCTCGAACCACGCGAGGACAGAGTTTGACTGGCGCGATGACGGCAGCAAAAGATTTTCCGGAAATTCCAAACCCGCGTATGCCCAAGGAAGCTCGAGAAGGGAACTATGCCTATTTCGCGCCAGGGATTTGGAAAGAAGAAACCCATTTTCCCATGGCCAACATCATCAGGAATCAGTTCAACACCATGGAGCCTGGTGAAACAGTTGAACAGTTGTATGAACGAATTTCTTCGTATTGGGGTATTTCTCCCCGGGAAGTGCAAAGACATGTCAACGAGATGGGTAAACGCCCCTACTACGACGAACCGATGGTGTTGCCGCCTCAGCTTGCGGGTGTGAAATTTCCGAACCGGCGACGTGTGATGAATGCCAATTCCAGAAACAGTGAATCGCGTCAAAAAACTGTCGACATACTGGCCAAAGCCAGTGGCATGGGCGTGGACATAGATAGGCAAGAACGGGAAATCGTTCCCAAATTATTGCAGAGAGATAAAGATGACAGACTCCGACCCGCAACTATATCGTGGGTAAAGGACAGGGCTTTGTCGCCAAATCTCACCTCGACGAACAAAGAAATTGTCAGGAATTTGGCCAATGACCC